TCACTCTGAAGATAAGTTTCCCTTATGGGTTTGGCAATAAAATGCGCTTATAATGAGTGTGAGACAGTGATAGGCTGTTGGCCTGAACATTTCCCCCCTAGTAAACCTATGGTTTATGAGGGTTACCCGGTCTGTTAGAGTGTTTAACCACTCACGCAAGCATATCAAATGCTCACGCCGTACTCTTATTAAATTTCTTCACTACTTCTGGTCGGACTTTCCGAGGCTTATTAAGCTGAGGAATGAAGCCGAGTCGTAAGTGTTGGAATAATTTAAGGATCATCGTGGACTGTATTGCAGAGATGGACGATTTCTTATCTGAGAAATTCTCAAATAAGTCATCGGTACTATGCAATACTTCTTTTCAAAGCCCTATCATGTCTTGGACTTGAAATCCGCCTTGCGCCTCAGGATCATACCCGAGTAGTGTAAGGCGAGTCAAGTCCTCCCTCTTCTGGTGTATAACCATTGGGAGAGGTTGGCAAGACACGACGGTCAACTTTGAAAGATGTGGAATAATTGTCTTCTTTACAGAGAGACTCCCTTTCTCATTTTGGATACGTTGTACCACTTCGTCATAATGACTTAGTTGGTTAACTATCCGATTGAGGATGTCGATCTTACTTCGATACTCTTTATTGAGTAGCTCCATAAGTACCGCAGGAACCATGTTTAGGTTTACACCTTTTCATGGACCCTCCGAAACTTCTTCAATGAATGTTGTCGGGGAATTCCTTTTCTGTGCCCCCATAAGGGACATAGGTGCTGTGTGTAAGATCTCCAGATGCCGAGCCTTCCTTCCGGATAGGTTTAGCATCTTGACAAATATCTGTGACGGGATCATTCCAATATCAATACCCAAGTGATTTAACCCAAAGCGTAAGGTAAAGTACTCCTTTACAGGATTACCACTGAACACTGAGAGTAAATCATAGGGTATAGGAGTAATATTGTGACCTTTAAGGATAATTTGCTTTGCAAATTCCCCATAAGGTCATGTTTTATCTCCTGGTAACCAAGTAAGCGTTTTGGGAAGACTTATGTCAACCCCTAACGTATTTAATATACTTGAGTACCGCATTGCGACCCTTGTATCAAAGATAGCCACGTCGTCCCCAAGTACAACATACTCTTTGAAATTGGTTATACCAACTCTTTGAGCTGCGTACTGGATTAACGCGTGGTGCGTTAAAGCGAAGACTGACCATGAGGATAATAATCCCATTGGTTGGCCTACTGCATAACGAACTATCTTACCATCACCAGCTGAGAAATCTCGCTGAGTGAGTAGTTTTCGTCACGATTTACCGATTGCTTCGGTGTAAATAGTGCCTAATAGATCTGCCTGGTATTGTACCGGGAATCTATCTGTGGCACTAGTCAAGTCGAAGCAATGGATAGGCTTCCTGTTTTCCATAGCTTTCTTGAGTCTTACGACTCCGTTGGCTTGGTCAAAGGTACTATCCTGTGGCAAGGAACGCAGAAAACCCATGGTCTCTCTGAAGAGAGGACCTAGGGCCTCCTGCGT